CTGGTTCCGTTTCCGTATCCGTCTCCGTCTCCGTATCCGTCTCCGCTTCCGCTTCCGTTTCCGTATCCGCTTCCGTATCCGTTTCCGTCTCCGGTTAAAAACTGTTTTATCTTCGTTTCCATTCCGCTACCTCGTCAATCGACTTTGCGGCAACTTCGGTTACTCCAAGTATTTCGATTACATCAAGTAATTCAACTTCATCGACAGCACAAGGAAAACGGCAATCTTTTGGATTAGCTGTTCCAAACTGTGCGAGCTCTGATAAAGAGCAAGCTCCTTGCCACTGCCATAGTCGGCGAGCATTTGATAGAGTAACAGTGCTACCCTCTCTCTTTTCGATCTTTCCAAAAAATACACCGGATCTGTTAGTTCGTACAATCTTTCTTTCGTCCATTTTCATTCCCCTTTAAGTAAGTTTATGTATCATACCACGACTAAAAACCACTGTCAACAGTTATTTTTCTTTTGGTATACTTTTACCAACACAACGTACAGGAAGCCCTAGAAGCTCGCAGACGTGCCAGTTTTTACAGTTATCACTTGTTCCATAAGCGTCGACAGGCTCATGAAGTCCAAAGTGTGTACATCCTTCAAAGCAGTCTTTGTTTCCTGCTTCCCTACACGTTATCATAATCCCCTCCTTTGCTTTTCAGTCGCACAGATGTTTTTCATTGCAAGGATATCCTGGCTGTCTCTAAAAGCCATAACCTTACGATACTCATGCGAGAAGTGCCGTATGTCCAGATTTTTAACCCAGTCTCGATATAGTTCAATCATTACTTCGCTCATTTTTCAACCGCCTTTGATTCTAAGCTTGCCATTATTCCTGCGATATTAAACCGTGGATAATCCCCATTTTTCCAGTTTTCCCAAAATGCCCGATATTCCTCTGGAGTGCCATCTTTTACCCCGCCGTCGTATTTGCATAGAGAACAGACTCCAGACGTATAATCGACTGTTCCACAAACCTTGCAGACTCTTTCAGCCCCGGATTCCGTTAGCTGTTCAAGCTTCAAGATTTTAATAGCTTCAACTATCGCTTTATAATCTGTCTTATATGCAGCCGGTAAAGTCATTGCAATCTGTCTAAACAGTGAATCGTAATCAGACGGCTTAATATATCTCAATTCGTTTGCAACCATATCGGCAACCGTCTGGTTTTGAAACCCTCCAAAATATCCGCTAATTTTCGTCATAAACTCCGGTATTGTTTTCATTGCCTGTTTTCTCCTTTTCAAGTATTGGCACAAAATGCTTCTAAACGTAAAAATTGGCACATTAAACCAATCTTTTAGTTAAAGTCGCCAATCTTTATACCTTGAGTAATCTATCTCGCTTGTAGGCTTGTTTTTTGTAAAGTCGCTTTTCTCCCAAGTTCTGACAGCCGCTTGCCATGACTTCATTGGATTTCTACCTACTTTCCAACCGACTGACTCATAATGGTCTATGAACTTTTCAGCATCGACAGAATTATTCCTTTCCTGACAGTACTCTTTCACTTCATCGAGTTTAGGTTTTGAAAATGTTTGTTTGGTGACGTTAGGCACACTCTTAATATTATCTAACTCTTTACTCTTATCTCTTAACTCTATACTCTGGTGAACGATTTCTGAACATTTTTGAACATTGTTCGCTTTGTCATTACTCTGTATAGATATAGTGTTTTTTTCTCGTGCCAATTTCATTCTTATTGAATCGCTTGTCGCACTGCCTGTCATCTTCTCGATTTGGTTCATATAATAGGTTCCATCATCCATAATTTCCATCATCTTAAGGTTTGTGAATAATTTAACGGCTGACTTTACTATGTCTATATTCATGTGCGTTATCGTTGCAAGCATTTCCTCTTCATAAGGAATTTCTTCTGAAAATCTTAAATTACCGTCGTGATCTACGCTTTCACATAGCAACTTCAAATAAAAAATTAAATACTTTTCCCCATTAGGCATACTCTCTATTATCTGTATATCGTGACGTTTGAAAAAATCCCTTTGCAGTTTTAACCAGTAATACTTCTTTGTGTCGCTCATTTATATTTCCCCAATAAAAAAAGCCTTTATCTATTGCCCCGATGGTAAGTCGGTGTCCAGTGTATTAGCACCGTAGCAATAAATAAAAGCTCTGTTGATTATCACCTCTAATAAGGTAATCGTCAAGGATTACCAGTTCTTGACTTGTTTAATGTATCACACAGTTAAATCTTTTGCAATATCTTTTTTCAGAACCTTTAGCAAGTAGTTTAACCCTTTTTGGTATACAACCGTCTTGAAAGATATTCTTGTTTCACCGCCTGGAGTTACCCATTTAGACTCAATTACCCTGAAATATCCCTGATCTATGTATGTCTGATACGGCGTGTTATTATCCATAAGTATACTTTTATCTCTAAGTTTCTGAAATAAAGTGTTTCTGCCTATTCCTAAACCTAAAACCTTTGCGGCATCTTTCATTTCGACAGCATCTTTTGAACTGGTAACAGAATCATAGAAGTCTATCTTTGGTTGTGCATCGACTAACTGTGCCTGCATGACCAGAATCTTTTGACCCATCCACGCCATTACTTCCATTGCTTTGCGTTCCATTTCTAGGTCGGTTGAAACTGATTCAAGCTTACTTTTCAAAGTAAGGTCTCTAGGTATCAAAGAGTCTTTAATCATTTGAACCTGATCTTGATTAAAGTAAGTCTTCTTACCGTTTTCAATTAGTGAAGGAAACAATTCTTTCGCCTTGTTTCTTATTGTACTTTCTGCTGTACCAAAAACGCTTGCCATTTCTTTAGCTGTGATTAAGTCAGTCATTTATTCCCCTTGTAAAATAAAAAAGCCGTCTTTGCGCTCTCACACGCTAGACGGCTAAAGGAATGAAAAACGAACAAAAAAGGTGAGAGTCTTTTTAATTCGTTCTCTACTTCTCTATCATAAACCCTGTCAGGAATATTGTCAATAAACCTGACAAGTTTATTTTTATAACTCTGCTACACCAAAACTATAAGACCCGTCTCCCCAGTCTACTATCATGAAAATCTGATTATCTCTACGCCACGTATACGCCCCATCTTTATAGCTAGACCAATCGCCATACTTTATACAAGTTGCATCAACCATGGATCTTGCTCCCTTTTCTGTTTTAGGGTAAACGATCTTTCTCCATTCTAGCAGCCTGCCTCTATAATAAAGTAGGGTAGTAGCTTCATAAGCGTATGCAGTATCTTTTGAATATACATACTCATTACCGCTTATCTTCTCAAGTCTATTCCCATCGGCTGTCATAACCGTGTGACAATCACGTTCAACCATATCAATTTTTAATTTACATACAGTAAAACCCTCTGCATACAGAACCGATACAAAAAAGAATACTGCTATAAGTAGTTTTTTCATACCGTCATTTCCTCAACTACTTTGTGAATCGCTTCATTATAAGCGTCAAGAAAAACATCATTCATTTCTCTGTTTTTCCATTCGTTATAACACAGGTGAATCAGAGGAGCATTACAGGGATGTTGACTTATTACGGTCATTGTTTCCGTGTAAAGTTCATCTTTTGGCATCTTACCAATAAACTGATTATACATCAAAACCTCAATTTCATTCATTTTGCAACCTTTGCCGGATTGCTCCGGCTGTTTAATTAAAATGGTATATCGTCTGGAAAATCAGGCGGTACGGAATCATCTTTTGCATAATGCTTTGTTACTTCGTCACGCTGTGGCTTTGCTTCCGGCTTAAAGGTATCTATCTCGACAGTATGCGTTTCTCCATAATTACCTATCTCTCTACGCTTTCCAATCTTGAGCTTGATAATCTTTTTTCCTGCCTTTGTAGTAAATCCGTATTGTTTAAATAATTCAGCAATACCATCAAGAGTCAAAGAAACCTCGATTATTGAACCGCCCCCATTAAATGTTTTTTCTTTCCCTGATCCACAATAGATTTTTCCTTCCACTTACTCCCCCTTTTTAATCCGCTGTATAATCAATGTATCAGCGTCTTTTTGTATGATGTTTACAAAGTCTTTTTCTGTAAACCCGCTTGCCTTTGGTATCGCAACCGCAAGGCTTCTCCCGTTATTATCCCTTATCTTCAAAGGATCTTTATTGATCTTCTTTTTCAAAATATCTCCAGTTGCATTTCAGCATCAAACCTTTCAGGGTCACTAATCGCCTGTTCTGCCCTTGTCATTTCAGACCATGCCTTTACTCTTTCTGCCTTAATTTCGGGTTCATTTTCCGTTAATCTTATTCCGTTTTCGGCTGCTATTTGATGGTATTCGTCTATCAGATAGCCACATTCTACGGTGTCAATATCAGATTGACTCTTTACCACTGGAAGCCCCAGACAAATAGAAACCGGATAACCTCGTTTAATAGCCCTCACTTTTGCAATGTACTCGATTTCGTAAACCTCATTCCCTAAAGCCCTTGCGATCTCTGTACAATGCCCCCACGCATGACTATTTTGCGATCCTTCTCCAATTGTCCGGGGCTTTTTTGGCTTGCCAAACTTCAAATACGCCTGATCTGTTTTCAAAGTTGCAAGCTCTAGTTTTACTTGTTCCAGATAGCCCTCTGGTATCTTGAAGGTTATAAAGCCATCTTTTAGTCTAAAATACGCTGTTAATTCTATCAAGATATTCTCAAGCTTGTTGCCCTTACAAGCTCCGCCCCTTCAATTTTTCCACCTGCTTTTAATACGCTCTTGATCTGTGCCGTGTCTGGAGTTGATACCATGTAACAACCTGCGATCTTTGACGCATCAAAGATATTCAGCTTTTCAGGGTTTTGTTGAATCTTCAAAGTAAACGAACCGACCGCCCTTTTTTCGCCTGTTTCCATGATCTGTTTTGCAGCGTATTCAAGGTATGTTCTCAAAGCGTCTGCTTTTCCGTTCAACGCCTTTTGCTTCTTTTCTAAGCGTAGTTTTTCTTCTTTGAAAGCGTCTGCTTCTGCTTCAAACGACCGTATCAGTTTGCAGTAGTTTTCAGCTTTCTCGTCAAAAGTTCCCACAATCCCTGCGAGAAGTTCCCGAAAGGCAACCATGTCCTGCTCTTCGTCAATGTCAAAAGAAGCTAAGGCATCAAATTGTTGCATTATTTCATAGAGTTTAATCATTTTTTGTCTTCCTTAGCTTTCACCCAGACAATCCATGCTTTTATGTTTTCAAGGTTCTTTGAGTCAATCGACCTTTGGGCTTTAATCCTGTTTGCATCATCGAACAGTTCTGTCTCCAGGTATCCCTCAAGTATAGTTGACTGTTCAATAATCTCATTCGTGTTTGTTTTTTTCGGCTCAATGTTTCCCGTCTGGCTATCAAGCGAATCTGATTCAACGATCTCAAAACAGTTCTGGTACAAATACCGCTTAATATACGTTATCACCGCCCCAAGATTTTGCACATCGTGACAGCCTTTTAACTCTGCTTTAGCCATTGGACAGGTGAAAGTTATTCTTTCCAGAACTTTTTCGCTGTCAATAAAAGTTAAATCGGCATCTTTTTCGGTAAAGCTTACAGAACAAACAAACTTTAACTCTTTTCCTAGTCCGTTAATTACTGGTAATATGTCCGATAGTTCAAAGTACTCATACTTTGCGAAAGTATTCTTTCCTGATTTTTTCGGGTTACTTGACTGAAATCGCACCCTTGCCTCTGCTAATTTTTCATAAACATTCATACTAAACCCCCAAATAACTGAATAAAAAATACATGGTCGAAAAAACAACCACAGTTATACATAGATTCATAAATAGTTCATTGAAGAAGTCTGTCATATTTCTGCACCTGCGATTTCTATCGTCATCATGTCTATTGTTAGCTTTAATCCACTTGCGTACCCGGAAGGGAAAGCCCCCTGCATTGCTTCCGCTGTTTCACTCATTCCCTTGATAAACTCATAAAATGTCATTTGTCTTCTCCTTCTGATTCGTCTTTGCAATAGTATACTATTTCCCACTCTCCACACCCAAAGTCTTTGTCACCGTTACATTCTTCATGATTTTCTTTGTATTCACAAAACCGACAGCACACTTTCAAACCTTTAGGACAGATTCTGCTTTCTCTTGTACACTCAACTGGTTGCATTTCGTTACCTCAATAATCTATCGTATCATACATTGTATTATACAGTCAAGCGTTTTTTTTGTATTTATTTTGCAATATTTTTTCAGGTTATAAAAAAGCCCTGTAAAGCATCTTTTACAGGGCTACCGATAGTTTGTTGTTTTTGCTTGTAAGTACGCTGGAAATCAATCGTCAAGCGTTTGGTGACGTTTCAGAAGCCTAGCATCCTTTTTAATCGTAGCAGAATAAACCCTGTTATGAGAAAAACAAGAATTATTGAAACAAAAAAGAATACATTCCTTTGATTTTCAACCTTTCCTTTTTCAATTTTTAGCGTGACATTTTCATTCAAGGTCTTTTGTTTTTCTGCTTCTGATCTCTCGAAGGATTGCCTTAAATTCGTCAATGTCTCCCTGTCCTTTTTCAATTGTTCCGTCAAGCTCTTTGAGTCCGTCTGCAAGTCTGTCGCTACCGTTTTCAATACGCTCACCTGTGATAGCAAGTTCTGTCTGTCCGTTTCTAATGTCGTCGATATTGTTTCTAGTCTCGACAGCTCCAGCTCCGTCACCTGATATGTTTCTGGGGACACTTTGGCAACCAGAAAACACATAAACAGACCCAAAAAACAGGCAAACAAGTATACTTTTTTGAGTATTCCCATTCATTTTCCCGCTGTCTCTTCTGGTTTTTCATCTTCCGGGTCAAACTCTGCGCCCGCAAGCCCGACTTTTTCAATTCTTGTGGTTTTGATAAAGTATGCGGCGGCTACGATTATAACAACGACCACAAAGGCGGTAAACCCTAGTTTAATTACATAGTCTAAAGTGTTTACGGATAGTACCGTTCTCACTACATTTCCTGTATTTTCTGTCATTCTTTCCCCTCAAAGTGTGGCAAATCCCAACCTAACCCGAAAGAGTCTAGCGGAATCCATCGACCGCCCCAGACAAGCCCGCAAGATTCCCCGATCTCGCCCATTCTACGCCATAAATCAGCCTTTTTTTTTGTATCGACAGTCCAGGGTATCTTTCCGTCAATAACTGGTGCAATATCGACTGCCGACCCGCTTGTGTGCTTTGAAACTTTAGCCTTCGTTACAATTCTTTTCGCTTCTGCGTCTGATATTGCATACAATCCGGCTTTTTTTCGTTTCTCTGCTATCGTCTCTGGAGAGTCTCGACCCTGCGAGAAGTAAGCATCTTGTACATCTTGACTCCTGCGAGTCTCTATTACAGAATACTTAATCCCTGCAAGGTCTAACTTTTTAAGAAACTCAAGAGCCATCTTTTTAACAGACGGTAATAGAGCATCTAAATTATTCATGACGGTACAGCGGTGTAATACTTAGCAAAGTTTACGCCGTCCCATATTTCAGTCGTGCTAGTCGTGATTCCTGCTACCTTCATGTCGGTATTAAAAACGATATAGTTAGTTGCGTAACAATTCATGACTTTCCCTAGGTGGTTTGTGACATTTAATACAGAGTCTTTCGGCTGTGCTACTGTGAAGGTTACAATTGCATTTGAACCCGCAAGCACCCAGCCTGTAAACTTCGTTGCCCTTATTGCTGTTGCCACCTTTGTTGCCGAATCCATTGTATCCAAACAAGGAACAACAAGCGTTTTTCCCAAAATAGAAATTGTTAAATCTCCCGAAGTTGTACAGGCGTGCGAAATGGTCATTGTTACCTTTCCTGCTACTGTAGCACTCCCTGCTTCGTCTGTCACAAAAGACCCAGTAACACCTGTTGCCCCTGCTGTTAAAGAGTTTGCTCCTGTATAAACGGGATAAACACTTTCAACCTTTGCCACGCTTATAATTGACGGATATGACACAACCAGTGCGTCTGCATTAGTCTTTGAACCGTCAAACAATTCTGCATCAGCTAAAGATGCAATTTTCGTATACTTTGCCATTTTAAACCCCTTTTAATCATCTTCCCATATTAAGTCTATGTTAGCAGTAACGGTCATTGCACCGCTAACCGATAAAATCTTCAAAGTGTACCGTGTCGCTGGCTTTAAGAAAACAAGACTGCCAGAACTTGCCGTACCACCTGCCCTTAAGTTGCCCTGACTTGTGCCCGGTACCATATCTTCACTAAGAGAAGTACCCGATGCAATAGTAGTTCCTCCTGTTAATAAACCGACTTTCATGTCGATAATTGGACAGGATGTAGCTATATTCCTGTTGAAATTGTAACCAGTCAACAAAGTCGAACCAGTGTCAACGTAAGTACCAGCCTCAATTAAATTGACGATTGCTTCATTCCCTGTTTTAGAGATTGCTGCAAAGTTATACGTGACTTGCCCTGTCGCTGGAGTCGTGAAACTCATCGTTAGATAACCGTTAGTTGCTGTTACTGTTCGATACGCAGAACTAAATCGCCACGTTTCGCCCCTTAAAATCTCAATCTCTTTGTACGTTGCCATAACAGTAACATAAAGATCCTCTTGTATCTTCAAAACCTCTGATCCACCCATTTAGAACCCCTTTGTTTTAAACCCAGCTTGAGCCCATAGCAATATCCCTGCTAAACAGAAAGGTACTACCCACTGTATTAGTGAGTCGATACCTTTGCGTAAGTAAGAAACCTTTTTTTCGTTCGGTGCATTTTTTAATTCATCAAGCATCGTTTGTAATTTACAAATCTTTTCGTCTTGCTCCCGTTCTTTTATGTAGATACTTTCTAGTCGAAAACTTAAAGCATCGTCGCTCATTGATAACCTCTTTTCCAGTTCTTCAAACTTTGTTAAAATAATTTCCTTTAGAGAATCTAAGCTGTTTTTCGTGTCGCTATCCATTTTACTATCCTTTTAATATCCTATTGCTAAATAATTAAAATCTGTCTGTGCTGACCCTCCAGCTGTCCATCCCCATTGCCCTGTAAAATCTGTTTTTTGTTTTGTCATAACCTTAAAAAACCCCAGACTTGTGGTTGTTGATATTAGAGAATTTTGAAATACGCTTGGTAAAACAGTTAAGCAAGCTGTTGGAAAAGAAATAGGGAAAGTAACTGTATAGGAAGTTCCATGTACTAATACTCCCGAATAAACACCCCATTGCATAATTAAACCACTTGGTAATTTTTGATAACCGTTTACATCTTTCAACGCTGTAAAATCTAAACCATCTATTTTATCAGTCAATGTCTTGTCTACAGTCGCAAGTGCCTCTGTTTGTGCCGTTGCTGATTCTGTTAAATCGGTATGAACCTGATTAGCCTTTTTGAGCAAATCAAGCATACCTTTGTTTATTTCGTCTGGAGTTGCATCTTGTGGCAAAACGCATGATGTAAACTTATCAGCCATTTGCACGCTCTGGAGTTCCCCACGACCCGCCTAAATCCATAGTTGAAGTTGTTCCTGCGTTCATTTGTGCAGCAGTTGGAGCTTTCGGCTTTGTTGACGGCATTGAAGGATTGAACAACCTTTGAGCCTCGGCTGCTGAATACGCAGAACCTAGAGTTCTTTTGTAAACCTTTGAAAGAGTAGGGCTTATTTTAGTATCAACTGGCTTTGTCTCTGGTTTTTCTAACTGCAAAAGCTTCATAAAAATGTTATCTTCTTTCATGCTAACCCCACGCTTTGTAAATCTTCCAGCCCTAAACCGTAAGAATCAGACAGCTTTTTCAAGAGTATCATCTTTTTCTGGTCATCGGGTAGTTTTAAAGACAGTATCAAGTCAAGGTCTTTTTGTACACGCTTTGACGTTTCGGCTGTCGGTGTTTTTCCGTCCTCTGTGGTTAATGATGCAATAGTATCGGCTATGTCTTTTTTAGTAAAAGCTTTTTGATTCTTAATAGCCTTGTCTTCAAGGAACCCGCCATCTTTGTATGCTTCTGAAAAACCAGAAACCTTCTGCGCCGCTTTATAGTCCCTTACAAACCTTGCACGTTGCTTCTTATCATCATAAAGTATTCGTGCCGACTTCGTAGGTTCAAAACCGTCTGTCTGTCTAGATACTTCATTGTAAAAATCTTCATACGTCATTTTGTCGGCGAATCGCTTTGCATAAACATCTTGAAGCTTCTGGTCTATTTTAGCCATAAGCTTTTCGTTTATCGGCTTTGCGTCCGTGGCTTGTTCTGCTTTTACTAGTAAATCTTCCGGCTGTAGATCGTTTGAAATTTGTTTTTCTGCTTGCTTAGGCTCAACCCTTGCTCTTTGTTCTGCCTGAAAACGTTCTGCCGCCTGTAATGCCGGTTCTGGTAGTTTACCCGCAAAAGATACACCTTTTTCAATTCCTGCTAATATTTTTGGTTTATTTATAAGCCCTGCGAGTCGACCTTCTGCTATGTTTTTTAGTTTTGGCGCATATTTGTTTATGGCCGAACCGGCTAACCCACCCGCCGCAATTTTCCCGAGTGCGGGAAGAATGGTGCTAGGGTCATCTTTGTCATACCCTGATAAAGGTGCAACCGTAGCCATCCCTAGCCCTGAACCAACGCCTTTCCCTCCAATCCTTGAGAGTATTTCCATCATAGCGGCTTTTTCTGCTGTTCCTGAACCGCCAACGCTTTTTGGTATTCCTAACTTATCCTTTGCAACCATATAGCGTAGTGGTTGTAAATCCCTCCAATCTGCTTTATATTCAAGATACTTAGGGTCTAGCTTTAGGATTTCATCATCAAGGTTTTCCTTGATTGAGTGTATAACATCTTGAAAATCAAACTGCAAACGATTATCTGTAGCATTATTTGAAAACTTAGACTCTTTGTTGAGTGCCGTTTTAATGTTGTTTACATTCGATTTTTTATCAAGGCCTGAAATAAAATACTCTATTTTTTTTACGCCTTCGTCCCCATGGTCTTCTATAAACTGCACTACTACTGGGTCAGAATAAATGCTATCCTTAAAATCTGACACTCTTGAACCGGTATCTTCCCATTTCTTCCCCATGACTTCAAACTTCTTTCCAGTTCCCTGTATAAAGTCCTGCGCTTCGTCTGCATTTAATATGTCCGCTTTCTTCATTAAAGACAATGCACGGTCTTTTAATCCTTCTGCATTGTTTATTGCACTACCAGTCTTGTTTACACCAAAAGTTCTTGCAGTGTCATTAATAGCACGTTTGAAGTCTAAACCAGAAAGACCCAAAGAAGAAAGCTCTTTGTCTCTCAAAGATTCTGAAAGAGGTTCAACAAAAGACGTTCCCTTGTTTTTTATCCCCAACTGCCTAACGATTCCCGGAAGATACTTTGAAACCGCACTTCCTGCACCGCCAAGCCCTGCGCCGATTGCAACGCCAAGACCTGCTTCGCCTAAGTCGGTGTTTCCGGTTAAGGCTCTAGGTAGTATTTGCTCCACGGATGTTAAAGCCCCTCTGGCTACGCCTGAACCCACCTGTCCTAGCTTGCCAATCTTTCCGCCTGTATTTACAAGCTTTCCTGCCTTTGCGAGAAAATCAGCACCTTTAGCAAGCTGTGGCACTGCCTTTGACGCTACGCCCAAACCTTTACCGGCGGCTGAAAATAAAGCCCCGCCTGTAGGTGCAAACATACCTGCTAAACTTCCTGCTGTATCTGCTCCTTTATTTGCCTCTCGGCTTGCTTGCAGTTTTTTATAGTAATCGCTTCCTGATGATTTAGCGATAACGTCAGGAACGCCAAAAAGTGCCGAGTTTGTTGCGGAATCGACGGCTGTTCCTAGAATATCGACAACCTTTTGTGCATCGCCCCGCTTTGCTTTTTCGGCTTCCCTTTCGGCTTGCATCTTTTTTGTAGCGTCTGGATTGATTGCAGAAAGAAGCTTATCGGCATACCCTCTAGTAAATGAGTTTATTGCGTCCATTGAAGCAATGCTCATCCCTTTTGCTTGTTTAGCTTTCTGTTCTGCGATCTCTTTTTGAATATCTGCGTAACTACTCATTTAGAAAACTCCCTACAGCCCCTTCTTTCGTGAAGGGCTCTTGAGCCTGTACCGGTACACTTAAACCCAGACGAAAGTTTCTATCTTTTTCTGCCTCTGACGCTTGAAAAGCTCTTTCAGCACTTGCTCGCCTGTTGTAAATCTCTTCTTCAAGCCCTGCTTCTTTTACAGCTCTTTCGGCATTACGCTTTTCCTGATCCTCTTGAAGCTTCTTGAAAAACTCGTTTTCCTTTTCCTTATATGCCTGTTCGTTTCGTAGTTCAAAGGCTGTCTTTGAAGTGTCTCCAACATAACCCTTTGCTCCTGCTTCAAGCACAGACGCTAATCCAACGCCGTATTTTTTAACAAGGTCTTTAATCTTATCGCCGACGCCTTTTTCTTTTTGTGCTTCACCATTCACAGGCGCAACGGAAGCAACTGGTGCAACCTCTGGAACTGGAACGCCATTTACGGTGGCAACTTTTTCAATCGGTTTAACTGTTTCAACTGGTACTTCGGCCTGTGTTGGTTTAATTCTTTGTTCTACCCTCTGAACCGCTATTTCATCATTCTGGTTCGGTGTGTGTGTCGTTTGGTCTATAATCGCTTGCTTCTCAAGCTGTTTTAGCTTTTCAGCGGTCTGTGGAGTGTTAGGAACTGCGCCAAAGCCAGAAGCTATTTTCAAATCAGCGGCCGAGCTAATAGGATTCTTTGGTTTGTTAAAAAAGTCGCTCATTTTCTCCCCTCAAGGTCTTTGACCTTCTGTGCTAACTGTAATACAAGGTTCAATACGGCCGGTGAAAGCTCATCCGTGTTTATCTGCTTCCCTTGTGGCGTGTCCATTACGGCGGCGGCCAGTGGTGTTTTCTCTAGGTCTTGTGCCAGTACTCCGGTTCGGTCTTCGCCATCCATTCCAGTACCTTCTTTATACTTGAAGTCTACTGGCTTAATTTTTTTCATAATCTCATCAAGGCTTGACGATCCTTTAATATCTTCCTTTGCGTTCTTATCTGAAAGCAGTTGACCGACAGCCCCGATACCTTTTCCGATTGCCCCCATCGTTGAATTGAAAGCCCCTTGAGCGTTTGCAGCCTGATTCTGTGCATTTGTTCCCTGTCCAGCGGCTATGTTTGCTTGAGTGTTCAAGGCGTTCATTTGATTGGCTGTAGCCTGGTTAGTTTGAGCCCCGAAAGTATTAGCAGCGTTCTGGTACTGGTTACGACCAGACTCCAAACCGCCTTGATATAGTCCTGTATAGGCGTTCCCTGCTTGCTGTGCCCCTGCAAGTGCCGACTGTCCTTTGTTTAATCCGCTTGACCGTGAGGCCTGCAAAGCGTTTCTGATTGCTTGAGTAGTTCCTGCCTGTGCTGACTGTGCCGCCTGTCCCTGTGCCGCCTGATTGGCAAGGTTCATATAATCAGCGGCATTTGCCCCCATAGATTGCTGAAGCCCTTTACCGTACTGACCTGCAAGTGCGCCCTGTTCTTTTTGTATGCCTTGAGCCGCCTGACTTGCCGCCCTTTGGGAAGCTAAAGATTCTTGTACCGCCGCATCGGCTCGACCCTTTGAAGCCGTGCCGAATAATGTTTCCCCTACATCGTCAAAAAAACCCATGTTAAACCGTCCTATTTGTTGAGGGTAAGCTCTTTTCGCCCTCTTCTACTTCTGCATTAATCGAAACAAGAACTATCTTGTCATTTGTCGTAAGCCTGAGACTTGAACCCAAAGTTCGCTGGTACTGTGGCAATAAACGAAGTCTTGCATACCCGCCGGAGTTATAGTCTCCCGGCATTACTACCCATCTTTCAAGCTGTGAATTATCGGTATCCTCTGTAATCGTGTAATTTGTCACGTCAATAGTCGCCTTTGATCTGGCTTCATTATATATAGTAATGACAAAACTTTTCAGTATACTTTTATTATTATTCTCCAATCCGTAGTAGTTTGTTTTCAGGTCTAAAGGAACAACCGTACTTGTTTGAGTAGGATAATAAGTATACTGCCATTTTTTAGAGTTGTTTATCATAACCACGCCATCGGACGTACTAAAATACCTTAAATCTGTTTGCGTTACCTTCTTTGCGTTCAATGAAGCGATAGAATCCCTCACAAATATAATTGTGTTTGCCGTATCAAGTATTAAAGAGTTCTCTTTTTCATTAAACAAACCGCTTTTAATGGCTTCAAGGCTTGTGAATCTTTTCCCTTTTACTAGATTCCGTCCACCTGTAAAAACATAAATGGAGTTATCAAAACTTGATAGAAAAGTGATCTCTGTCGGTGAAGAGGAAATATAAGAAAGCCCCTTTCCTACGCATAAAAGCGTTTTACTTGTATACGCCCCTGTCACTTCATTAACATTGGCTGCATAAATTGCCGATCCGTCAAACAAATAAAGCTGTCCGAATAGTGTAAAAGTTGAAAATCTTCCTTGAATATCGTTACCGATAACAGAACCGTCATACAATGGCTTCAAGAATATCGTTGAATCGCTTGTTAGTGCCACACCATTACCGTATTCAACACCAATAGAAGGTGAAATTAAATCACTTGCTACGTGTATTACATCGGTTTTAGAAGGTATTATCAGTTCTGCACCGTTATTCATGGTACTGTACGAATATAAACCATCAACATACGTGTCAACAAAGTAATTATCAAGATTGGCTGTCAATGTCGGTATTCTATAGCCTATCACGTCAATGTTGTCTTTTATAGGATTCAACAGATAAATGATCTTGTCTCCAGTGTCAACGCTGTTTGAATAATCACTTTGAACAAACGAACTCACAAGCGTTCCCGATGTTTTAATAGCAGCCGTGCTTGAGTTAAAAATCATTCTGTTATTAAAATCAATGCTACCCAGGCTTAAAGTTTTAGTACTTGAATCTAAAATATTAGTCGGTGTAATCGTGTTTATCTTAAAAACATTTCCTGTCACTTTCTGGATATATTCTAGTACTGCCTTTCCAATCTTTGTGATCCTAAACACGCCATTATCTTTATAAAGAATCTGGCTATCGTTAATTATCATTGGAGTATACACACCGTCAAAGTTGCCAATATTTGTAATCATAGTTCCCAGAGTGTCACTTGATAAACCGTCTATGATTGCACATGACAAATAAGCTTGCTCGCCTTCAATCCAACATACTCTAAACTCGAAAGGCTTTGAAGGAACAACACCGATATTGTTTGTAATCTTCCCATACGCATTGATAAGTATGTCGCTGTTTGATTGGTTTACCTGAAATAATGACGTCATTGTGTTCTGGAACTGTGGCGTGTAGTTAAAAATATTCACGCTTGACGTTGCCAGTTGAAAGTCAAAGTCTGCGTATCCAAACCCTGACTGACTTTTCTTTACATACCCATTACCGAGTGTATAGTTTGCTGTCGGAAATACAATTGAGCTTGAGAAGTTGGTAAAATCAGTGTACCCAACTAATCCGCTCGCCTTGATTGTCGTGCTGTCGTAAAGGTGATTCGTTGTATAATCTTGCGTTGTAGTAATATGACGAGACTTTCCGCTTGATACCTGAAGTAAAGCATACGTGCAATTAAGAACCGTTACCGACTTTGTTGCATTGTCTAAAGTGTAGCTTATTCCGTTACTGTTACCGACAAGATTGATCATGTATAAACCGTTTTCATACCGGTATGTATACAAGTAACCCAGTGTGTTGAAGTTGGTCAAAAGGTTTGCAAGAATACCGTTAGAGCTTATATAAAAAGAAGGGAAGCTTCCGCCAATTTGCATAAGGTTTACCGTTGACGATTGACCGCATATAAAGAGAATCGAGTTATAAACAACTAACACATTTATATCCAAATCCCCTATTACCGTTGCGTTGTTTGTATAAAGTAGCCCTGAATTATATACCTGTTTAACGCCTGCCCCAGTTATTGATGCCATTAAACCTCCCGAACCGCCCATAACTAGGTATCCGTTGTATTCCGTCATCGTGTTTATAGAATTACCGACAATGAGCGTATTGTTATCAGTTACTATACCGGCGGTCGTTGTCGTGTAAGCATACCACGTCCCCGCACCAGTTAGCGTCCCGATCAATCCGGTAGTATCTCCCCCGAAAAACAGAAAGTTTGCGCCGTATTTATAGATACCACGAATTGTATTTGCGCCTATTACTGTGGCGTTATTTGTTGGAAAGGTTGCGCTTGAAACTGTAGTATAGGCTGTGTTTGTGTTTGAAACCGTAATATAATTGCTTAAGTTTGTGTTATTTGAAGCCAACACAACAAAACGGCCAAGTCCATAGGCACTGCAACGATAGTATGAACTTGTAGACAATGCTGTTTGCGTCCATGTTATACCGTCTATTGAATAAGCCGCCACAGAGGTGTTATAAGAAAAAGCCACATACTTTCCGTTACCATAAGATACCGTAAGCCAATTGCCAGACGGCATAACGGTTTGAACCCATGTTATCCCATCCAAAGAGTATGCGCCTACAGTAGAGTTTGTATTAGCTGTTGCTATATATTTACCGTTTCCATATATAACTCCATACCAATCCTTTGTCGCAGGCAGAACCGTCTCTGTCCAATCTATCCCATTTGTTGAATAACATGATCTTGACGTTCCTGCTAAAACGGCAACAAACTTACCATCACCAAAACCCACTGTATAAAACGCAAACCCACTAGGGGCTGTCCCTCTTGTCCAAACAGTGCCATCTGTTGATGTAAATCCACCATAAAAGAAAATCCCATTCCCAAAAACAAGCTTGTATTTAATCAATCCATTAAAAGGCGGTTTCATGTACGTCCATGTAATACCGTCTGTTGAAACCGCCCCGATGGAATTTTTCTGTGAAATCGCCATGAAAATCCCATTCCCATAGCAAACCGTTGCATATTCAGACAATGTTGGAGCGGGAAGAGTTACCATTACCCATGTTATCCCATCCAAAGAGTATGCGCCCTGACTGGTTGTGTCGCTCTGGATGCTTACAGCTACAAACTTCCCATTTCCGTAGCAAACATCTGTCCATGACTTTGATGCAACAGGGAAGCTCCCTGCTGTTGCCGTCCATACATTATTTATCTTAAAATTACCGACCCTTCCAGAAGCACCAGCAACTAAAATAGTAGTGCTGTTATATAAAGCAAAGGCATATATCTTTACTGCCCCTATTATGGTTGCGTTATTGCTTAGCCCTGTGACGTTCCAGTTGTTAAACCAGTTCTGTTCAAAATCATAAGAACCGATCTTTCCCAAAGAACCGCCAAATACTATGTTATTGTTTATTTGAATCATAGCTGTAACGTCGTCGGTACTGATTACACCAGTTGTGACATTTCCAGAGTTTGCCAGACCGCCTGTCGTGCTGTAAATTACCCAGTTTGAACCGTTCCAATTACCGACACGCCCTAACGCCCCACCGATAACTAAATAAGAAGTTCCTGAATACGTTACAAGAATCATCGAGTAAATGTTACTATTCCCGATAACTCCGAAAGTAGAATCACCGTTATTAAAAACGCCTGTTCCCATTCCGTTACCGTTATAATCTTTCCACGCCACACCATCAAAAGAACCTACTCGACCGTTATCGCCTGCAAATACTATTGTATTGTTATAGACTAAAGAACAATTGACGTTTGACGTACCCAAAACAGACGTACTTTGCACCGCTTGCGTTAATGTCTGTGTCGGTGTTGATTCCTTCAAAATAATATGCTGATCCCCTAAGCGTAACGACCATTCCATAGAATCCGCATAAGTCATTCCGTTGTAACGTACAAAAGAAAGCGAAGTAAAGAATGGCAACAAAGTTGCGAGATTGGTAAAGGTAACTGTTCGAGACAATAGCAAGGTGTCTGATAAATCATACTTTGAGATAGTTATCGTTGCATCTACTAAGTTACAAGTCGTATAGCTTGCTGTCTCTATGAAAACATCGTCAACGCTTTTAACTTCGTTCTGTTTTTCTATTCCATAAGCCGATACTTGACCGACTGCCTGCCCGTCAACCTTGACTATCTTGTAATCTGCTACCGTTGAATCGACAATAGAAACATCTCTGTTATTTTCGTCAACGATATATTGACCTAATTCAGGGAAAGCTTCCTCTGTTTCATAGACGTTTGTCACCCCTCCCATTCGTTCAATACCTGTGTTGATAAGGTTTTCGCCCTTCTCTCCAAACTTCTTAATATCCTGATTGAAAGTACCAGTATTTAGACTTGTTTTCAGTTCTATGTCGATATTCATTTTTTCCCCTTAAAAGTTGTACGGACTAAAGTATTCAGGCGATCTTCTTTCTGTCTGGTATTCGTCTCTTTTTATCTGAATTAAAAACCGTGCTAAAATATCGTTGTACCTTGCTTGAAGAATAGAAGTTTCACCGTTTGCTTTTCGCTTGAAGTCGATTGCCGATTGGTACGCCATAAGCTCGTTTGCTTCGTTTACTGGATAACTAAAATCAGTATCGGGAATAGTTGAAAGAGTTGACACTTCATAACTTGCCCCTGTAAGCACTAGGCTTGTCTGTAGCACGTCACCGCCTGACATATTGATTCCATACCCTATCGTCTCAAATGACTGCGCTGTAAGCCCATAATCTATTACCCTGATAACATCGCCTGCAAGGTCTAAGTAGTATAAATACACGCCATCGCTTGCAATGTTTACCGCCTGAATAGTTGAAGCAACACCGTTTACAACGATAAACCCAGTAGCCGATCTATAAGCAATGTAAGAACCTATAGTACATACATCAAATATGGTAAAAGCACCAAAAAGTGTTATGGTACCGCCTGCAAGTGTTGCGGTATATGAACTTCCAGCGTCATTGTAATACAGTTTTTGACCAGTGATTGAAAGAGCGGTAACCGTTCCGCTCGAGACAATAGCAGAAGGTGTAATTGTTGCCAGCATCGTTGTACTTGCCTTATAAATCTTTCCACCGCTTATATAGTAAATGTAACCAGCGTAATATTGTAGCCCAGACAGTCCAGTTCCGGTATAAAGTAGGGTTTTAGTGTTCAAAACCTTGCTTTCTACATAAATATTTACTCCATTATAGATATAAAGCAGATAATCGACTCCGTTTATCTCTGTGTAAACCTTACTTGTGATCTTATTAAGGTCATAAGTTGCATAACTCTGGCAATAATCGACAGAAAGCGTAGGGACTGTCGGTTTAATCGGTGAAGGGTAGTAATCAAGTCTAATTTCAGACGGTAAACCCATAACCGCCCCTGCTGTTACCCAGAGTTTAGCCCCACGCCATCGGTATTTTGGTAAACCGCCAATATTATTACGCTGATTAGTGTTAAACTTTTCCATGTTGTACCAGATACCGCCATGCTTATAGTCAACAAAGCGAAGTTTATATACATCATCGGGTATGGTTATTTCGTATTCTGATTCACCAAGCTTAGTAACTCCTATAGAAGTATCGACAATAAACTCTTTAATGAAATAATCATCGCTTGAGTCAGTCAATTTCGTGTAAACATCTTTATATGATTCCCATAAAGACTCTTGCTCATCGTTATTGTTTATATATTTACTATTCGGTATATCTGCGAGAGATCTTGCTCTAAGAATTATTTCAGACGATTTCACTTTTCCACCTCACTTATATAGTAAGGGTAAAACATAAAAGTATACAAAAAAAGGGCTACCCTTAAGGATAGCCCAGTTTACTTAGACTATTTGCTAAGATACAAAGTTGATAACAGCGTTCTTTCCCGGAGCCCTTACAGCAAAGTTACCATAAAGCTGTAGGATAACCTGCAAGGCTGGGCCATCGGAGGTCAAAGTTGAAGGCTGTACAGTCACGTAATCATCGAAAATGAAGCTGTAAGTAGACTTCATATCAGGAGTTGATACGCCGTTGATGTTCTGGCTTCCCGGATTGTTTGCGTTGATTCCGTCTGACACTGGAGTATTGGCATTGCTAAGCATAGCGAATTCAATAGTTTCCTCATCGAGAATATAAGCAGTGTACCGTGGACAGAAAGGATCATCATACACTTTGTCTACCCATGAAGAGCTGTAAGCGTATTTCGTCTCTTCAAATCCTGCTACAGCGGAGGTTTTTTGACCTTTTGCCCCAGCGACATTAGTTGACTGCATAAGCTGTGTTAAGCCGTCAAACTCACCGAGTACAGTAGCATAATCGGCTGGATTGATAATAAGCCACATTGGATTACCACCTGCATTACGTGCAGCCTGGATAGCTCTAACTATACAATCTTTGTATTTTTCCGATCCGCCTGTATTACGTGCAATGTAATTACCAGCCAAACGATCAGGGAATACAGAACGGTCTACACCGTAAAAAGCTGTTCCAATATAAGTTGTCCACGTTCCACCGCTGCGAGCTGCTAAAGTTGGAAGCCATCCCGGTAGTCCTACTGGAAGCAATGGAGTTGCACCCGACCGACAGCCTTGAACTTCGATCCAATCAGTAGCCGCCCAAGTTTCAATCGCTGTGGAAGTGAAAGTAATGGTAGTTCCATTGATTGCGGTAACGGTATTTACCGATGCTCGCAAGGTACTGGAAGGCAATGCACCATTGGTTACATTGAATACCGATCCAATATCAAGTTTGACGACGCTTGAATACTGTACCAAATCAAGGGTATTTGAACCAACTTGAGTTGTAACAATCCCTGCGTTTCCGATTTCACCGAATCCCATACCATAAAGAGCAGTGGCAAACAAGCGGCGGAAAGCTGCTGTACCATCAAACATCTTTACTACAGGGACAGGGACGAAAGCCCCACGGATGTTTTCAGACGCCAAAACGTCTTTTGCAGACACCGAGAAGATGCTAAAAAGCTGTCCGGGAGTAACGGCAAACTGTGCAGACTTGCTGATTCCGCTTGCAGCGTTAGTTGCGGCAACTGTTGCATCTCCAGAAGCACCGCCACCTGACGCATAATTAGCAGCAAAGTTGTAGGACTTACCACCTACACGGTTTTTTTTGAGTTCACGAAGTACTGGAGAAGCTCTCCATAGTACCTGTTCCATTTCCTTGTCTGAATACCATTCTTTGTAAATTGGTAACAGCCCTGCATCGCTAGTAATTGCTGGCATTTGTTTCTCCTGTTAAAATCTAACTTCGGGATTTTTCTTTCTCATCGCCCGAATCTTATCAAGCCCATCTTCATTGGCACTTGTTTTTTCTATCTCAACCGACACGCCTACTGGCTCGCCTGTTCCCTTAATCTTGTCGTGCTTAGCTTTTAGCTGACCCAACATCCCTTCAATAGCAGAACCCTCTGATTCTTCATTCCATGCAGAGCCATCTCCCTTCATGCTCTGAATCTCATCAAAGAGCGTTTCATACAAATCAGAACCGTCTGTCATCGAGCTGTAAAAATCTTTGTACGGGTCAAACTTGTCTTTGTACTTTTCGGTCATTTCACCGATACCGCCCATTCGTGATTTCGCTTTGTAAAGGGTAGTAATACCACCGATTATCTCATCGGTCACAAGTTTATCAAGATTTTCAACTTTCTCTTCCAACTGTTCAAGTTTATCGCATATCATTTGAATTACTTTTACAAGCGGTTCAAGCTGTGCCATATCCTGACTTTCATCGGAAGTGCTGACAGTTGGCTCAATTCCAGCCTTCTCAATAAGCATAGACAGTAATCTATCCTTTTCTTGCGGGCTTAATTGGCTAACATCCATTAGATTCTCCTTTCACCATATATAGTAATAGCCTTATGCTATTTGCGGTGCAACATTCTCTTGAGCCATTGGTTGTACAGGAACAGGCGGTAAAATTACCTGATTAAGTTCGTCCATACCTTCTTTTAGCTGATTGATAAACAAAGTTAATCTTTCAAGCACCTCTGGGTTTTCGTCCGAAGCATCAAGCCGTAAAAGCAGATTTACCGACTGTTTGAATAAAAGGTTAATGTCTGTACATTCAAAGAAATGATACTTCCCGTCTGCATCTGGCGGGTTTTCAACAATCCTTTCAAGCGTCTTCTCATTAGAATTGTATGCCGCTGTCGTAATTGAATATGCTCCCTCAAGGTCTGGCATCTCAAGCAAGGTACTAGCCATTGAAGGGTCAATCACTTTCATTGATAGAAGCTTTTCGATCTGTTCCATTTTTACTTTTGGGTCTTTTGACAAAGAACTGGAAGCAGAAAACTGGACGTTAAACATATCACGTTCTTTCTTTATGTCTTTCCACTTAGTCTGATTTCTTCCCTGTCTGTTTGGTAAAACATCTTCATCTTCCGGGTAAACGTCAATAATCCGTTCTGCTAAGTCTCTGGCAAACCTGATATAGTTGCTTAAAACCACATTGTGACGTTCTGATTCAACATCTTCCAGTGTTTGCAGCGCCACGCCTGAATTGATACCTGACGGCTTTTTGCTCTGTGCGGATAACTGGCTAACTCCAGTTAAGTTATACATTTTAGCCTCAAACAGTTCCAAAAGCTGTATATACTGGCTGTCAATCGCTGGCGGTGTTGCTACGGTTATCGGGTTAGAGCTTCCAGCCCCAGCGATATTGTACTCAAAAACATCGCCGATCTTGCTTGAAGCATAAATACTCGCCTTAATGTCCGATCCTTTCGGTATAAAAATAGTATTTGTTGGCGATAACTTTGAAGCCGTTGCGATCTTGTATGTTAGTTCGTCAATCATTCGTTGAATCTGATATACAGAGTCAATCATTGAATCGGACAAAGCACCTTTGATCGGCTCTTTGTAGTAAATCCAGACAAACGGCGGTACAGTAAACTTGATCTTTCTTTCACTAATCAGCGTAGTTCCAATGTACTGGTATTCCATTCCACCTAAAAGGTCATAGTATCGCTTGTAACAAACATACGCATTAGGTGAAGCGTTCATGGCTTTTTCGTATTCAGTTCCTTTTATCTTGTCTCTTAGAGCGATTAAAGGATACTGCTTTTTGACTATTGCACATCGAGTCAATTCACCGATTGACATTTCCCCAGCGTCGAAATGAAATTCCCAAGGCGGTATTCGTCTGACCGTGCTTGTTTCGTCATCAATCCATTCAACGCCCATGTCAAATATAAGGGCATCGCCCATTGAAGCAATAAGCTTTTTATATATATCCTGCTTGTCGTAAAACTCATCAAAGAAAACTTGAGCATTTCGGCAAACCTTCGTTGTTTTGTAAGTACCATTTACAGGATTAAAAAAAGGTCTAACCTTCGTTTGTGACAGCTTAGAAAGCATGGTATCCACGCAAGAGCGTAAAACATTAAGGTACGGTAAATCCTCTGTGTTTGCACCGTACTGGTTATAATAAGCCAATACATTGCCGTAAAGATTCCAAATATCCTCTGATCTGTTGCCGTTATTATAATACCTGTTGTAATTACGCCTGTATTTTTGTTCACGTCTGGAAAGATATTGCTCCATTTGTTGCAAGTCTGTTAAAATATATTCTTGTGTTCGTTTCATTTAGAAGTTCTCCCCATACTGTGGCATTTTTAACGCCTGTACTTCCTGCTTAATCGTAAAGCTTGAGCCGTCAATTAGCTTCACTTCAATAGCCACCCCATGCTGTGCAGAATTAACAAGCTCACGAATGATCCCGTAATTCAAAGGAACAGCCTTGAGCCTGTCAAGTTCCTTTTGTTTACGCTGTGCGTCGGCTACTTGTTTGTATATTCTAAAAATAGTCTTTATCATATTAAACCTCACTTATATAGTATTACTTAGGTAATTTATCCAAACGAACCGCATAGAGTACAGAATAGCGTCTACCATATCTGGATGAAAGGCTTCGTCATCTATTACCCTGGTTAGCTCGTCTTTGTCATTCCGTGCGAAAACCGTTTTCAAACACTCATCTGCAAATATTCCTTGCTGTGGCACTTTGAATAGTCCGGTCCTTATCTCATCTTGAAGCATTTCAACCGCAAAATCTTTTGAAGCCTTGAAAGCGTCCATAATCGGTAATCCGTATTGTGCTGTCAATTCAGCTGATATTTTCTTCCCTGCCCCACCAGTATCGGCATAAATGTAAAAGAATCTGTTATTTTCAGGAATTGCCTTGAGTATTTCGGCTGTCTTTATATACTCAATTCCCTTTCGCATAGCATCGGCAAGCTCTGTCACGCCTGTTCTATTCCCCTTATATTCCCATAACAGAAAGCGTTCTGATTTGCTTGAGCTAAACATGACTATAGCGAAAGCGTCTGAATCTATAAACCCATAGTCTAAACCAGCCGTAAACTTTACATCGGTTATTGGCTGCGAGTTGATCCATTCTTTAATCTCATCATCGGTATAATAGTTCTGCGATCCTAACCGATAAACTAGAGCATCATCGTCATAGCATATCTTTCCAAGGTATTCACGAATAAACAAGGGGCTTGAATCAGTTAAGCCTTTTTCTTCTTTGATTGCTTCCAAAACCGACAGGTAATCAGGAATAAAAGGATTGTCTGCAATATTCCAGTTAAACCGCTTGCCTCTGTGGCGTTCCTCATCGCTCCAAAGCTCTTCCCAGTATGTCCCTCTGATCTTTGGACCAGTACCAGAAAACATTATCTGCCCTTTACGGTCAATCAAAGTGGGTTCAAGTATTTCCTCTGTAAGGATAGCAAGGGCTTTCTGGCTCTGTGCTTCGTCTATGATTATCAAATCCCATTGCGAGCCCCTTAGTTTGTCTCTTTCGTCAACCGTTGTATTACCTACAAAGTGAATCTGCGAGTCATTCGGCAAGGTTATTAGCCCCTCTGTTCGTCTCGACTCTTTCGGCTTAATCCCTAAATCTTTCAATAGGTTTTGAGTAGGTATCCAAAACAGCTCCAGACAACGGGTAAATGACAAGCCTATATAAAGAATCCTTGCATCTGGCTTGACGATTGCTTTCTCTGTTCCCTTCATTACGTCTACAGCAGACTTCCCTGCTCGCCTGCCTGCCATAAGATAAATGTACTTTGTCTTTGACAGTAGAATCTGTTGCTGTACATCGTGACAGTCTTTATAAATCCGATACGATAGAAAGTCGGTATCTTCTCTAGCTCCTCGGTTTATATAATTGTCAACAGTCTCCAGGATATCTGGCTTGAGCAACCTTTCTGCAAAAAACTCTTGTGCAGCGTACTTTCCCGACAGGGCATCATTCATAAAACGTTCAAGGAAAGCGTCATAAAATAAAGCAGTCTCTCCAGTTTCCTCGCCTTCGCTGTCTTTTAGCTTTACTTCTTTCTCCATAAGGTCAAGAAACGACTGCATAATTTTATTCTTATATGAGATTGATCCCAAAGGTCTCCCGTTTGGATTTAGCCTATCGCCTTTTTTAATCGGCATTTTGTTCCTTGTTGTTTTTAACTACGCTTTCTCTATACTTCTCTTCAAGAACCGAAAAGTTTACGGTATACAACTTAACCTTGTTTCTGCCTGATTCCTTTGTGATATATCCATCTTCAATCAGTTCCCTGACAATCTTAAAATAGACGTGTGTTGACATACCGGGAAAGCTCTTTCTTATTTCCTCATCGTGAGCCTTGAAGGTAGTTCTTTCATAGTGGTATTTAGGTAACTGCATAACTAACTGATAAAGAATCTTACACTTAGAAAACCCTAAAATAGGCATCAACGCCATAAAAACCTCATCTCTGTGTGTTGCCGTCTGTCCAGTCTCTTGATAGTACCGGTCTAACTCCGCCTTGCATATCTCTGCCTGTTCCTCGGTTATCGCCCCAATACTTAGAGCGTAGGGAATTAGTAGTCTGGTATAGTTCTGGTCTTTGTTCATCCATGTTAGTATCTCAAGCCCAATCTGCTTCTTTTCTGTCATACAAGCCCCTTATAATAAAGTATCAGCTCTTCAATCAGTACTCCCGCTGATTGATTTGTCTCTTTACAGTGAGTCTCAAACCACGCTTTGACCTGTGGATTTACCTTTACAGACAATGTTTCTTTCTTGTTTTCTATCTTTGGTCTTCCCATTTTCTATCCTTGTATGTTTGTATAAGCTTTCTAAACCTTTTAGGTTTTCCCTGATCCACCAAATAGGCTTAATCTCGCCTAAGTTTAGAAGGAACAGTCTAAAAGTATCGCTTTTATAGTTTAGAAGTAGAATAGCCTTGCTGTCTTTATCCTCTTTCAAAACGTCCATAATACAAATTGACTGCCTGACCGTCTCTTTAACTGTCTCCATTCCTGTAAAAACAGTCGTATTCGCATAGAAGCTATAATCGTTGCACTTTGATTTATTATGTAATACGTGAAATACGTCCATAGCAAGCCTGGTCTTAAAGAACTTACACCGCCAGTCTGGATTTTTAACATACATCATCATAAATTGTGCCGTTGCATCAAGAGCGTACAAATCAGTCTTGTCTCTGTCGTAGCACTTTGCTTTTTTTAGCTTGTTTGTAGTTATTCCTCTTGATAACACCAAAACCGCCCGGTAAAGCTCATTGTAAGCTTCTCCAGTGCGGTCTTGTACATATATCTCTTGAAGCTCTAAAAGTGTTTTCAGCGTCAAATCCTTATCGGTTCATTTCGTGCTAGTATACCAAACCAGCCAGCCCCTGTATACGCTGATAGGCTTATCTTCTTTTCACGTCCGGTTAAATAGTCGTAATCCTCAAAGCGTACCTTTTTTAGTGCATCCTGAATATTACCTTCAAGATGAAAGTACATATTTTTTTTAACACGCTCTTTAATTACTATAACACCATTCTTTGCCAAAGCGTCCTTAAACTTGTAAACACCTTCTTTGGTTATTTCCATTTTAAGTGATAAATCAGTAACGGATACCGGTTGTTTAATCAGTCTTATAAACTCTTTTCGTCGTTCTGATATGGTCTCAAGGTTGCATTTCATTTCTTATACACTCCTTTATGTGTGCATTTTTTGCAGTTTTCAGGCTGTTTTCTATACAAACACTTCTCGCAACTATCCGGACGCTGTATTTTCATGATTCTTTCACAGTCCGCCCGAGGTATTCCCAGTTTAGAGTGACCCATCTTTTATCCTTTTATCACACGCAAGTATAATCATGTGTGCATAATTGGCCACGTCAGCCGCTTCATCTCTTATTCGTCCCCATACAGGCCTGTCGGTATCCACCTCTGTTTCAAGCTCTATAACTTCGTCAACTAATAAGTCAAAAAGTACAGCAATGTTCTCTTCAAACTCACCCTTTACCTTGTTTTTCGGGTCTGTCAATCGCTCATACTGGGCTGTTGTCCCATGGCCTAGTAGTTCTTTTTCGTTTCTCATTTATTACTCCTTTGGCGGTTCTGGTATGTTTGATTCGCCTAACATTTGCTTAACTCGCAAAATTACTATTTTGTCGATGTTGAAGCAGTTGTTAGAAAATCTTAAATTCTTTTGTACCCTGATTCAAAAGCAAGGGCAGGACTGAATGACTTATATCCGTCTTCATACATAACGTAATACCCACCGACTTCTGGTTTGTGCTTGTTCATATACTCACGTTCCAGTTTCATGGGAGTATATCCTTTATCTTCGGGAGTCATCATCGCACTACCATCGCTTTCGCAATCTTGACCTTCACCATCACGCACGATCCTTGCAATCTTGAGAGCGTGAACCACCTTGAAACTCTGATACTTTGGCATTTCCATTCCGCAACCATCCATAATTCTTTTTCTCCTCGTAAATTATCCAGATAACTTGTTATCTGGTGTTTTATCGTTCTAACATTTTGATAACTTGCAAAACTATTGTTTTGTCAAGTTCATTAAGTTGTTATGTTTCTTTTGTTTTCCATACTCTTTTTATTGCGAGTATATAATACACCTTGCCTTTTTCTGCCCCCCAATCTTCGCGACCCTTCCCAATATCTAACCAGAAATCAATTCCAATAGACGGTGAATCTTTTGAATACCCATTGCGTAAAATACACTCGGATATGTTTTCTTCGTCTGATTCTCGGTTATGAAATCTCACCGTATAATACGGTGTTATTTCTCGGTATTCTTCTCTCTTTTCACCATTCACAATCATATCAAACCATTTCTTTTTTATAGGCAAAGTAAGCATTTTTCCCTCCCGTGATTAATCCGTGTAACTTGTTACACGGTGAAGCATCGACATAACATAGATTAGACTGTTCAGCCTAACATCCACAAACCCACACGCTTAAAAGTATCAGTACTAAAACAGCGATACCGTTAAACATTTTTGATCTTCCATTGTGCAACAATATGAAACCATCCGAAATACAGAAATATTCCAGAATATTCCTTGATTCTTGCATCGTTATAACAAATAGAAAAAACAGGGAAAATATAAAAATATTTCAGCGATTCTCTATTTTTTGTTTTTAACGTGTTATATATCATATATTCTCCTTCTTCCCACACTTTGCACACTCTTTTTCGTGATAGGCTTTTATTAAATTCATGCAATCCATAACCCGTGAATCTGTTTTAGGCTCATACGAAGGAATGTTACATATTGAATCAATTCTGTTTACAAGACAACGCAATTCAATATCCTCTGTCGGTTTTTCGGCTTCAAGGGCGGTGAGTGCTAGGTATACAATTTTGCATATTTTTCTGTGCGGGCACAATCCGGAACATTGTTCGTGTTTTAATGTTATATCAAATTCGCCGTAGCATGAATATCCAATATTTGAACCGTGTTCTTTTGCTTCTCGCCTCACCTCTTCAATCGCTGTCATTTTTCACCTCTTACAGTTTTGACTATACCCATAATTAGCACTCCAAAGTTTATCGCCATCATTCCATAATTATTTTCTATAATGTTTTTAACCAAAAAAGAAAATAAAGCACCACACAGAAGATATTGAAAAAGCATAAGTGAAAACAAAAGTATTTTTAACAGAGCTATCTTTACTGTCATTTTTCACCTGCTTTGAGTTCAAGTAGGGCTTCTTCACAAGCGTTTATACTTTCCTCAAGCATGAAATATTTCTCCGCAATCAATCGCTCTTTTGATTTTGGGAGTTGTCTGGTGATTGTCTTTGTTGTGGCAGTCTTGTTTCCAGCTTCATTATAGTAAACTTGATATGTTTTATCCGCCCATTTCGGTGCATCTTCCCAAACATCGTGCATTGCTTTTCGTTCGGCACGTTCTGCTTTTAGTGCTTTGGCGAGTTTTTCGATACAATCGCATCGGCTGTCAGTTTCAAGTTTTTGGTAAATAGAACAATCACCACACTTCATTTTATTACACTTGCACGCATCGTTATTCATTTCATCCGTTACTTTTGGATTCATTCCGTTACCTCATACCGTTTCTTCATATCTGCTATACGCTTCAAGTAACTGTCATTTAGTACTTGAAGCTCCATGTCCGACAGCTTAGTCGGTGTTTTTCTCGCCTGCAACTTCATTTCAAACCACTCTAAACCGTGTTTGCTTACTAAAATATGCTTAAACATCTGTTGTTCACCGCTGTGAAGCCTGTTACATACCCTGCACTGTGCAAAAACTAAATCCTCATCGAAAAGTATGCCGTTGCTTCTCCCAGGGATTCCATGCCCAGCGTCCATATCCTTAATCGGTAGTACGCTTCCACAAGTTACACATCTTGCGTCTGTCATCGTGCCAGTTGTGTTGATAGCATCTCGCAACCTGATAAACCGTGAGAAGTTTTTTAGGGCTGTGCTTTCTTCTTTACGTTTGTTCGCCTTAATCTTGTACATACATTTCTTCAAGTTGTTTTATCAACTCGCCTTGATACGAATCTTTCGTTAAATAAATAAAGTTTTTGACTGTCATCGTTCCAGATAAATCAATTCCTTTTTGTTCAACAAATTGGTCACGCCCATACTTACACGAACCGGTTAAAAAGTTATGCCAATCGAAAAAACCAGCGGTTTTATACTGTTCTAAAAAAGAAGGGAACTTTTCAAAAAAGGTTTTCTTCTTTTCGTCAAAGTCCATGTTATCCATGACTTTCTCATTGCACGCTTCAAAGGCTTCTTTAATCGTGTCACCATGAGCGAAATAAATACCAAGTTTAGCGATAAAAGCCTTTTTAGTGCTAAAGTCTTCTTTTTGGATCACAAGTACCGATGCCCAATTATCATGCACTGATTCAAAGATGCAAGGAATTGAATCGACGTAATATGCTGGTTTGTTTTGGAAAAGCGTAAGTTTTTCTCTGTTTCCGTCTCCGTCTCCGTCTCCGTATCCGTCTCCGTATCCGTTTCCGCTTCCGCTTCCGTCTCCGTCTCCTTTTCCGTCTCCGTTTACGTTCCCGCTTCCGTTTCCGTTTCCGTATCCGTTTCCGTTTTCGTATCCGTCTCCGTCTCCGTATCCGTCTCCGTTTCCGCTTCCGCTTCCGTTTCCGTATCCTCTTCCGGTTCTGGTTCCGTTTCCGTATCCGTCTCCGTTTCCGTCTCCGTTTCCGTCTCCGTTTCCGCTTCCGCTTCCGTTTCCGCTTCCGCTTCCGTTTCCGTATCCTTTTCCGTTTCCGTATCCGTTTCCGTATCCGTCTCCGTCTCCGTATCCGTCTCCGCTTCCGCTTCCGTTTCCGTATCCGCTTCCGTATCCGTTTCCGTCTCCGGTTAAAAACTGTTTTATCTTCGTTTCCATTCCGCTACC